GCGCATACGAAACTTTTTGGTCTTATATTAACGATAAAATGAGTGTCAATCAATCGACGATTGACATGATCCAAACCGAATATGATAGGTTTCTCGATGAGGCGAGATTGGCTGGTCAATCCCGGACTGATAAACGGGCAGAATACCCGTATATAAACTGCCAGACCATCAGCGCGATAAAATAAAAAAAATAAGACAAGCAGGCAAAAGATTAGAATCGAGAAAACTAAAAGCAATAACCTCGCGACGTGGAAGGTAGCCAAATAAAAAGGCCACACTCTAAGAAGACACAATTATCGCGTATGAAAGTTTTTACAAAATAAATGCAAAAAAGTATAATTATCTCTTGACAATGAGTTTTTGTTTTCGTATTCGTTAGAAAAAGAGGGGAAAATGATGACGGGCGAAAATTCTAAAGAATCCAATTTGCAGCGAAAAAACTATAAATTGACCAGTGCGGCGAAAGACCTATTACTCCAAATGATTGCTGAAAAATTTCCTTACAATAAAATATCCGACAAACTCAAAGAAAGATTTGGTGTTACACTTACCGGTGGAACGATAAGTTTTCATGCTAAGAGGAACGTCGAAGAAATAACCGACAGGCAAATTAATTGGGTGAAACAAGATATATTGCAGTACCCAATTTCGCATAAAGAATATAGGCTTCGTGAGTTACAAAAAATATATAACGGAGCTAAAACCAAGAAAGAGGCGGTTGCCGCACTGCGTGCCGCCAAAGCTGAAATAGGCGAAGATATTGAAAAAATTGCTGATGCACTTCGCGTTTCTGGTGGTGATAATTATGTCAATATCGGTGTTATCACAAGCGGAGAAGCCGAAGCCGTTAACAGAGAAGCAAGCGGTATCGTTAGCGTTAAAAGCGCAAGCGATAGATTCTAAGTGGCCTGAACTATATTTGGCTTTATTTCACCATCGGAATAAACTCGGTCAACGAATGACATTTAACCGTCGTGGCCGCCGTTGGCAGATACCCATCTACAAGGATGCCGCTCATAAAATCGTCATAATGAAATCGGTGCAGTGTGGGATATCCGAATGGGCAATAATTAAATCATTGCGATTTACCCGGCAGGGATGGTCTGTATTATATACTTTTCCAACCGCCAGCGATAGAAACGATGTAGTGAATGACCGCATCGACCCGCTTGTCGATGATATTCCGTTTTATAGGTCGGGGGCTACCAAAACCGACAATGTGGGTATAAAAAAACTATTTAAGGGAACTGTCAAATTCGTTGGGTCGGTTCACAAAAAAGCATTTAAAGAATTTGCGGCTCAGGTTTTTATTGTTGACGAATTGGACGAGTGCGATTTAAAAAATGTAGCTTTTGGTGTTGACCGGCTTGCCAATACCCGCTCGCTTCTTGGTGTTGACCCATATATTTATTATATTTCAAATCCAACCATATCTGGATATGGTATTCATTCCGAATATGACCGATCGGATAAAAAGACATGGCAGATTAAATGCCCTCACTGTAATAAGTGGCAGCCGTTGGATTGGTTTATCAATTTCGTGGAACAAACCGGTGCTAATAAATATGAATTATTATCGCCTAACGGTCTTTGCAGGTATTGCCATAAAGATATAGACCGGCTCGCCGATGGCGAGTGGATTGCCGAATTCCCTAATCGAAATGTTAGCGGCTATCACATCTCTAAATTATTTACAGACCAGACAACGGTCGGAGAGTTATGGCAAGTATTTCATACCGCCTTAAGCAATCAAACTGAAATCCAACGCTTCTACAATTCCGATATTGGATTGCCTTATAAGGGCGAGGGTGACGGGTTTACGTATGAGGATTTAGATAATTTAAAATCCAACTACACAATGCCAAAATCGGCGAGAGCCACAATAGCCGGAATCGATGTCGGTAAGGTCTGCCATTTGAAAATATCATCGTTAATTGGCGGACGGATACACGCAGTCTTTATTGGCACGGTTCCGACCGAACCGGGCGAGATACTCCGGATATTAAAAAGGTTTGGTGTTAAAAGATACGTAATTGACGCACTTCCTGAAACTCATTTGGTTCGTACTATTTTGAATAAATATCCCGGTGGGTATATGTGCTGGTTCGGTGGCGAGAAGGCTGGCAAGCAAAAACCAGACCGCAAGAAAAAAGAAATTACAGTTAACCGGACTGAAGTCTGTGACGAAATGGTTGCTGCTCATTTTGATGGAGTTGTTGAGATTCCAAGTAATTGGGCGGGTATTGACAATGGTGATTACAGCCGGCAAATGCAGGCGCCGACCCGGGTGGTCAAAGAACAAAAAATAGGGGGAATAACTAAACTGGTTTATGTTTGGGATGAGGGAGGTAAACCCGATCATTACTTTTTCGCTTCGGTTTATGAGTATCAGGCCGCGAAGATGCAAGGATTTGGTAGGAGGATTAAGGAATTTTTATGGGTATAGCAGTGGGGTCAAGGGCAGATGGTGATTGAATATAAAATCAAAAATACGTGACTGGTTGTTTGCTGACAGCATTCAAACAAAGTCCGATCGGACGGGTCGTGTTAATGTTTATATGTTTGGCGGCTCGACCGTACCACAAATAGATGACAATAAAGCACTTGAAAAAGCCAAAGAAGTTGACCCTTTCGTTGGTATTTCAGTCGATAAAATTACAAATGCCATTTCTGGCTTGCCATTCGATGTATATCGCAAATATGAAAAAGACGGTGAGATAGAATACCAAAAAGAAGACAATCATCCAGCCGCCGCACTCATAGATAGCCCTAATCCTCGAAACACTAAAAGAGAGATGTTATCTCATATCAGCCAGTCGTTTATGACGACCGGCAATTCCTTTTTAACCCTTGAACCTGAAAGCGCCTCCGCGCCTCAAGAAATTTGGTTTAAAAAAACAGATTTGATGGAATGCATAATTGATAAAAATACAGGGGAATTAGTTGGTTATCTGTATGGCAAGGGAACCGGTTTCCAAAAGGAATATTTACCCGAAGAAGTTGTTCATATCAGGAATTATGACTGCACGCGACCTTACTACGGTGCATCCCCCTTGCTTTGCATTGAACAGCAAATTTTATTGAATTATTACGGACGTGAACTTAATAAGGATATTCTGAAAAACAAGGCCATACCGGTAGCGTTGGCTCTCATGGAAGAAGGTTATGAGCTTAACGAGGCCGACCGAAAACGTTTGCAAGATTCATGGGAAAAAGAACATAAGAAAAAAGGCAATCGTGGTAAACTTGGGTTTACACCTCCGGGTATAAAAGATATCAAAGAAATGCAGTGGCCTATTAAGGATTTGCTTTATATTGAATCGACTCGTTTAATACGCGAGATAATATTCGCGGCTATGGGGTTGCCGCCGTTCGTTGGCGGTGTAATGGAGTACGCCAATTATGCTAATAGCCTGCCTCAAATGAAAGCCTTCTGGCAGGATACGATTGTTCCCAAATGCCGGATTATTGAATCGAATATGAATAGACAGCTGCTCTGGCCGCGTTATACCAAAGGGTGTAACGATCTCGTGTTTCGTTTTGACCTCTCCGGAGTTTCGGCATTGCAGGAAGATGAAAAAGCGAAGGCCGAAATGTATAGCACTCTCGTTGGCAAAAAACCAATTTTCAAGGTGAATGAGGCCAGGGCGCAGGGTTGGCAACTTGACGAAGTTGAGGGTGGGGATGATATTAAGGCTCAGGCGAGAAATCCTTTTGAAACTCAGGAGGGTGCCGAGAAATCTATCGGCGAAAAGACCCCCTTGCCAAAAGATGGCAAAGCACCCTCCAAAAGTTTTCGTTCTGAACGCTGGAAATCATTCGATAAGCGCCTGTCCGTAGAAGAAAAATCGTTCGAGAAAATTATATATAAATATTTCCGTGACCAAGAGAGCCGCATCATTGATGCTTTGGACATATATACGGTTGGCGGAAAGATGATGTCGAAATTGTCGGAGTTGAGTAAAGACGAAACGGCGCCCAAAGATATTAACCAGTTATTTGATTTGGATGCTGAGAAGGCGGCTATGGCGGCCGCAACAGCCCCAGCGATAAAGGATGCGCTTCGTCGGGCAGCTGAGGCCGCATATAACGAATATGGGTTCGATTTGGTTTTTAATCTCCGGAATCCTGATGTCGTGATGATGATAGACGAATTCAAAAGTGCTCTTGATTCCGTAAACGATGTTAATTATGAACAAATACGGGGTATTCTGTCGGAAGGTTATCAACGGGGGGCATCAATCGGAGATATAACCAAAGAGATTCGGGCGGAATATAAACACATGCGGGAGTTTCGTCCCGCACGTATCGCTCGAACCGAAATGACGGGGGTTGTTAATGGCGGGTCGTTTGCGGGATATAAACAAGCTGGAATAGGCAAGAAGGAATGGCTGGCCTCGCTTGATGCTAATACTCGAGACACTCATGCAATGGCTGATGGTGAGGTTGTGCCTATCAATAAACCATTCACTCGAACTGGATGGCCGATACAATATCCGGGTGATCCAAACGCGCCCGCTGGAGAAATTGTAAATTGCCGCTGCACCATTATGCCAGTGGTTGATGATTAATAGGGGGTCGGGAAGGCAGACTTAAATGTCTAAAAAAAGACTAATAGCTTTCGGGTTTTTGCTGTTCGTGGGCTTTGCCTTGATGCTGAATATGCCGGGCAATCCTGTTGCAGGCGAGAAACCGAAGGGAATGCGAGTTACCGGAATGAATCTCTACACTCTATCCGGTGATTCCGTTGATATGGTAACGGACACGTCAGCCGCTATGGCTTATTTCACAGCGGCCGGCAATTATAGCTCTATAACTCTACGATATAGAATCGGGCTTTATTCCCTCGATGCCGTTGGTATTGATACGACAGATGATTCATTGCGAATTCAAGTATATACAGGGTCGAATAGTTCTTATTTTAATGACACGAACATATACAGTTTGACAATACCTATTGTAGATTCCGCTGTCCAGACTTATATCGTAAAACTTACCGATTCGTCGAAATGTTGTCTCGAGAATGTTTATATGAAAATTATCGGGATTCTGGACGACACATTGGCCGGGGCTTATATAACCAATGATTCAGACGATGTCATTTACCAACTCTATTATGAATGGTATGGCAAACCGTAACTGATTAATTCGGGGGGTCAGAAACGGACTATTTCCGTGAACAAACGGAAACTCCAATTTGAAATAAAAGCTGTAAAGGAATCGCCTGACGATAAATATGCCACTCTAATTGAGGGATATGCCTCAACTCGAGATAAGGATCGGGGTAATGATATTGTAGAGCCGACGGCATTTACTAATACAATGCCCGGCTTTATGAAAAATCCGGTTCTTTTATTCAATCACAATATGGACAATATAATCGGGCAAGTGCTTGATTATAAAATCGATGATGTTGGATTATGGGTCAAGGCCGGAATAAGTAAAGTAACCGAGGTCGCTCGGGATGTTGCTTCACTGGTTAAGGCCGACATCCTGAAATCGTTTTCCTTTATGTATGATATCATTGATTGGGTTCCAGCACAGCGCGAGGGTCAGGCAAATATTATTCGAGAAGTTGAGCTATACGAAGTCTCCGTCGTCACTATTCCGATGAATCCAGAGGCAATGATTGCGGAGGCCAAATCTAAGGGCATCAATCTCGAATATTTTAAGTCTGACATAAGACATACAGGGGGTCAGAAAGTTGACAATCAAATGCCAGATAATATTTTGACAAAAGAAGAACTTGATGCCGCGATGGCAAAGCATAAAGAGGAAACCACTCTTAACGCCAGCGAGATAAATGACGGTATCAAGAAACAGTTCGCCGATGTTCGATCCGAACTTAAAGAAAGCCAAGATAAAATAGCCAGCGAACAGGTTGAGAAGATTAACCGTCTTTCCGGTGATGTCGAAGAGCTTATCAAGAACTTCGAGAAGGAAAAGAAAGAACTACTGGAACGTAAACAGATTAATTCTATGGTTGAGCCTTTCCCTGCCGGATTTAATTCCAAATCAGCCGTTATGATGCCAATGTATAAAGCCAATTCGGTTTTATCCAGCCGACAGGCGGGGCAGATTAAGGAGCTGCACGAGGCCAATGACGATTTGATGCTTGTAGATGCGTTACTTGAATGTAGTTCGAAGATATACGACGGTGTGGTAATCGAAGGCGTCAGGTTGCCTTATGATAAGATGCCGAGAGAAGAACGCATCAAAGGCCTGAAGACTTATGACCGTTTCTCCGAATTTCGTAAAGCAATGGATACCGCCACCGCTACAGAGGGGGCTGAATGGGTCCCGACCGATTTCTCCGCTTCAATGCAGGAAATGGTTAAGACAAAGCTAAAGGTCGCCAATCTGTTTACTGAAATACAGCAGCCTACTGCGACCTATACACTTCCAATTGAGGGTGCAGATACACTTGCCACATTGGCAGGTGAAAGGACAACCGTTCCGACCTCCCTGGAGCAAACAGAACAGACACCAGGGACTGCCAACATTAATCTGGTTGCAAAGAAAGCGCGGTCTCGCATTCAGGTCTCTTCTGAATTAACGGAAGATTCTATTATACCCTCCTTGCCTTTCGCCAAAATGAAAGCTGTTAACGGCATCGTTCGTGCAATTGAAAGAGCTATTATAAATGGCGACGATTCCGGTTCACACTTTGATACTGGTCATACCGTTGCCGCCACTGATTTTCGGGCGGCATGGGACGGACTGCGATATCATGCAATCGGTAATTCATTAACGGTTGACCTTGGTACGTTCGACGAAACCAATCTCCGAAAGCTGCCGAAATCGATGGGCAAATATGCCGAAACGATTGCTGATTTGGTTTATATTATGGCGGTTGAAATTTATCTCGGCCAGATGCTCATTAATCTTGACCAAGTTCAGACTGTTGATAAATATGGCCCGGCGGCAACAGTCTTACAGGGTGAGCTTGCGAAGTTTGATGGTAAACCGATTATTACTTCCGAATTTATGGAAATAAATCAAGATTCGACTGGTATTTATTCTGGTGCGGGTCATAATCGAGCCTCTGTTCTTTTGCCTAATACTTCCTGTTGGATTCGTGGCGCATATAGACCTATAACGACTTATGTCGATTTCGATGCGTCTTATGATGTTTATCAGGTCTATGTATATAAACGCTGTGCATTTACTTATCTGTTCGATCCCTCGACGGAAAATATAGTATATGCCGGTATTAACGTGGACGCTTCGTAGTATGCGCTCCTCCTTCAAAAGTGGGGCGGTTGTTATAATGCCGTCCCACATTAATAAGGATGGTCAATATGGTGAATGAATTAAAAACAAAAACACTCAGATTCACGGCATCACCGGGGTGTAAGAGTTTTGCGGGCTATGGATACAAATTCAATGACGGCCAGACACAAGATGTTGAGTTTTTGGTGGCAGATAAAATACTAAAAACCTTCTCAGCTTATTTTGTTGAAATTGAGAATTTGCCGGCCACCAAAAAAATGCCAGCAAAAAAAAACAAGGCCATCGGTAAAAGGAAAGACAAATAATGTCTCTGGATAAAGATATAGCGTTGGTTGATGTCAATGAGGTTAAGCAATATTTGCAGCTGGACATGGATAATGTGGATACAGACCAATATATTGAGACACTTATAAATGAGGCCTCTCAATTTATAATTACTTATTGTGACCGCAAGTTCATTACTCCATCGGCGGACTATGACGAGATATTCGACGGTGATGGCGAAAAAGACCATTATTGCCGCCATTATCCCCTGACTGCGGCGATCTCGGCTATTTATTATTGGGACGGTGATAGTTGGGAAGAGCGAACGGCTGTCAAGTTTACCAGTGACATTGACTCTGGGCGAGTTTATTATACCGATGGGAATGTTTTCTGGAAGGGTAAGGATGAATGGAAAATATCTTATAAGTATGGATGGACTCTATCCAACATTCCTGCCGACTTGAAATATGCTTGCTGTAAGTTAATTGCTCTTGATAAAAAACAATTTGAACAAGGTCTGCATGGTATAGCCTCAAAATCTTTTATTGACCATTCTGTTAGCTATAACTTCGACAATTTACCAAAACGCGCAATGCTCATTTTGAATTATTATAAAAGGAAAGTTTAAAATGACCGCCACAATTGCCATATCATTCGCGGGCAATAAAAAGAAATCCGTAAAATTGGAGCGATATTCGGCCAAGATGAACGGGAATCTGCGGCGGGGGTTAAGAAATGCCGGTGCATTGCTGGACAGAGCTTTAAAGCTGAAATTGAAGCCGAATAATCCCACCAAGATGGTTGGTCGTTCCCCCCATAAAGAATTGCGAAGTAGAAAATCACATTTGCGCGATTCAATTGGTCATGTGATGGGTAAGTCTGCCAGTGGTGATTTTGTTAGGGTTGGTCCAAACGTCGTTTATGCGGCTATCCACGAATTTGGTGGTCTAATTCCTGTTTCTGAAAAAATGAGAAAGAATTCAGTTTTTCAAGTTGCTCCCGGGCAATGGCGTCGATTTGCAAAAACTACGACATCTATAAGAATGCCGAAACGCGCATGGTTCTTTCCGACGTTCAAAAAGAATCAAATGAAAATAGTCAAAGCAATCCGGAAAGAAATTAATAGGCCATTGAGATAATGTCTGTAAAAAACGACATACTGGACAATCTGAAAGCCGCCCTTGGGGCGATCCGGCCTGCGGCTGGTTATAACACTGAAGTTGTTAAAGTCAGTCGATTTGCGACTCCGTATGATATTGCAAAAGAAAAGACTCCCTTTATTGCTATTGTCGAGGAAACTGAAACCAAGCTGGCCGAAGATGCTGTCAATTGTCTTTTTCGAATGACGCTAACAGTAACCGGATTCATTCGAGATACGGCAGACATTGAGGAAAAGATAACCAAGCTAACCGATGACATTCGGACGGTAATATATGTGCCGGTACAGCTTGGCACATATTGCCTTGATGTTGTTTCCGGTGAGGTTTTACTACATTTATCCGAATCCGAAAAAGAGGCCGGTGTTCATGTCACCGTCGAAATTTTGTATTACGCTCCGAAAGCGGGGTTTTAGATGCCTCATGTATATGGTGCAAATGTTGTTTTCGAAACAGCCAGGGACAAGCTTTATGCGACGCTGGACTTATTAAAAACCGAATTAGACCCCGAAGCCTATGTGCCCTGCCTGTATTATATTTACACGCAGCATTCAACTGTTCCCATAAGAGTAAAAAACAATGCCATATCCTTAGATTTCGAGGCTTGTGAGCGGGCGATAGAGGGGGCGTCTGCTTCAAATATCGCCATCCCTACTTATATGATGGCCTTTTCTGTCAGGGTTCACACTAATTATGTTGGGCGGTATAATGATAATATTAAAGCAATGAGATTACTCAACTCAATAGATAATTGGCTGTCTGAGCGTCTCGACTTGAGTGATGGATACTGGATACATGAAATATCCGGCTATGAAACCGGATTGACTTTTGACGAGTCGGCGACGGTTGGCGCTCAAATGACAGTCGTAATAAAAAAGACAATTGACCATACACAAGTATAGGGGTGTAATTATGAAAGTAAAAGCAATTAAGAAGATGCCACGTTGGCAGACAATATTTCCGGTTATTGATGTTCCCGATTATAGGAAACTACAAACCGGGGTGATTGTTGATTTAAAGATTGACGCTGCTGAGGCATTAATTGCGAGGGGCTTTGTTCAGAAAGTTGTTGAACCTAAAAAATCCGAAAAGGTGGTGAAAAAAAATGGCAATTAATATGTATACAATCCACACTTGTAAAGTGGGGGTTCTTGTTGATGCAAATTCGGCACCAGGTCAGACAACATGGGGAACGGCCGAGGCTGATAGTAATGACGCGGTTGAACTAAATGCCAGAGTTGCAGAACTAACCGAAGATGTCCAATTACGAGAAGCCGACTCGGCTTTAATTGGCACTCGGTCGGATGATGTTGTTAATCATCAAAGCGATGTCAAGGGTGCCGCACCGACATTTGAGTTGGTGACGCCCGACTCTCAGGGTGTCTTGAAAGACGAATTGGCTTTTCGGTTGTATGCTCATTATCAGTACGTAGTAGAGGCGGCGGGGACTCCATTCTTAAAGACTTTTAAATTTCCCGCTATGATGGCTCAAGTTGATTTTACAGATGACGACGGATGGTTCGGCAGCTTTATATTCAAATCTCCGGAGACCTCTCAGTCTTTGAAGGTTGCCGATTGTATCGGTTGCGCCAAGCTTGGATTTAATATCCCGCCGAATGGATATCTTCAATGTAGCCAGACGTTTCATGGTCGCGGGGCGGTGATTGCAACATCGAGTCCGTCAGGGACGTGGACGCGAAAGACCCTGACGGCCAGCGACAGATTTCACTATAACGATATGACTTTGACTATTGACTTCGGGTCTGGCTCCAGGACTATTGTTTGTGTCGGGGATGTGTCTTGGGAGACTACTCAGGAAATGACAAAAATCGGTATGTCGTCTGGTGATTTTTTAACATGGGTGCTTGGTATGCGAAAGGGAGCATTCAATATCCGAATGCTCTATGATATATATGCCAGAGAAGCCGAAGCGAATTGGCGCAACGGGACAGTCTCGACAGTTAATATCTATTGGGGAACCGGAGCCAGTACAACTGATGGCGACCTTAAATTTACTTTCCCTATTAAAATCAAAGATTGCAAAAGAGTCTCAGGGGATAGTGGTGTTTATGCGGTTGATATGTCGGCGGTTATTGTTGGTGATATAGCGACGCCGACTGATATGATGAGAGTCGAACTGGTTGACACTCAAGATATGATGTGGTGATAATATGCCAATAAGATTAATTGACCCAAAGAAAGAGTTTGAAATTGAGATATCCGGAACGAAGTTTTTTGTCCGGCAATTGAACGGTGCTCAGAAAGCAAGGTTGATGCAGGCGTTTCGAGAGGTTGGGCTTAACCCCGCATTGCCGAAAGAAAAGGCCGGTGATAAAATTATGGAAGCTCTGCCGAACATGAAGTCCGTTTTGTCTGAATCTTTAATTCGTATGGACGGTAGAGACTATTTATCCGGCACTGAAATACTTGATCGGATTGCTGAACCCATCGACTACATGATGCTGGCAATGGAGATATTGAATATATCAAGCTTGAATGAGGGTGAGAAAAAAAACTGAGATTGCTCGTGCAACTAACGGCTCGGCAACGAAAGAAGCCGGGGCAGTATGATTGTGCGGGCTGTGACAGGGAAAAAAGAAAGTGTCTCATGTTCAATGATGCCGTTACAGTTAAGGCGCAGGGGTTTGAGCCATTCGTTGTCTCGAAGGAATCAGTTGATAGGGTCTTCGAGGCATGGGCAAAGACGGGCAGGCCTCAATTATCGGAATTGGAAACACTTGAATTGTTTGGATTGTGTCCGGTGCCACTCATCACACCCTTTTCCGCCGAAGCCATGAAGCTGTATGTCGCCATTGACGGACTGAATCGGGTTAGGACTATAGAGGAATATTACGACCAGCCGGCAATCTGGCATGAGGTCTGTATGTTACTTGACAGAGAGAAAACAAAGTGGCAAGCTACTCAGACAAGCTAAAGCTCATTATCGGGGCGCAGGATAAAGCCTCAGGGACGCTGAAGAAGATCGGCGGCGCGGTTGCCGGGATAGGTGCGGCCTATCTTGGATGGCGGGGCGTCAAGAATATAATTGGTGGCATTGTCGAAGCTGGAATGAACTATGAAAAAGTTTGGAACGATGTCGCCGCCTCGTTAGAGCGTCATAATTTTGAAGTCAAGGAAAGTCTTAAGTCAGTACAGGATTTTTCAGATAAGATGCAAACTTTAACTGGAATATCTGATGAGGTAATAGGTACATCAATACAGGCATTTCTTGATTACAATAATGATTTAAAAACATCAATGAATTTGGTTAAGGTTGCCTCCGACTTGGCAGTCGGCGGACACATGGATATGAAGGCCGCCGTCGATTTAGTCGGTAAGGCGTCGGTCGGTTATACTGGAACGCTTTCTCGATACGGTATTATTATTGACGAATCAATTCCAAAATCGGAAAAATTTGCAGAAGCAATAAAACAAATCAACCAGCGATTTGGCGGTGCGGCTGCGGCTCGAATGAAAACATCAACAGGACAAATGGCATTGCTTAGTCAGAGAGTTGGAGACTTAAAAGAAAAATTATTCTTACTATTTTCAGATGAATTGGTAAATACAATTGAGCTTGCAAGTACATCCGTATCTGGTTTTATAAAAGTATTAGACCGCTTGACAGGCGATTCTTATACCGTTAACATCAATACAGCAATAGATAAAGAAAAATTAAAGTCTAATTTTGAATATCTAATAGAAAGTATGGGTCAATTAGATTTAACCCTTGAGGGAGTTGCCTTAAAGGCGTCTATTGCATGGAATAAATTGTTTAATCCCGCCGCTGTCATAGCACTTGAGGCTCAATATGAAACTCTTGGAGTGAGGATCGCTGCACGTTGGGCTGAAGAATGGACAAATGCGGGAATAATAATTCGTAATGGCTTAATAAAGATAAAGGATGCAAGCGACAGTGTCGAGAAAAATGCTGCCGACAATGCGATGAAAATGGCTGATAGCTGGGAGACATTAGTTTTAAAAAAGAAAATGCTTCTTGATTGGTATAACGAAGAAGAAGAAGAAGCAATGGACAGGAGCACTGCAATCGTCACCGCCGGCATTGCCAAACAAAAGCGGTCTTATCTTGATCTGCAGGCGGCTATTCAAAGATATGGCCGTGACCATATAGATGTTTATGATGCTATCAGTTATTCAATGTCTCGGTCAATGTCAAATGCGGCATCTCGAATCGTCGGTTCTTTGGAATTTTTACAAACCAAATCGACTGGTGTGTTTAAAAATATGGCTGCGGATTTTATTCAATATTTTATAGAGGAAATACTTAAGCAAGTTGCCGCCGTTTTGGTTGTTAAAATAGTAAAATTGTTGGCATTTTTCGATGTTTATCAAAACGATATGATGGCAAAGCGGGTGGGCCATGATTATGCCAGCTATTTTTCTCAGGGTGTAATGGAAGGAATTAAATCTGCTAATTTGGCAGGTAAACTTGGTGGTGTAAATATTTCTGGTAGTCAGGCGGATATGGGCATGGCCGCCGATTATCGATTCCCAGAAGAACGCGAAAGTGAAATAACTATTATTACAACACCGGGACAAGAATATTTTGCCCGCGATGTGATCGTTCCCCAAATTCAAAGAGAAAACAGATTTAAGCGGTTTGGATAATGGCTAATAATATCAAGCTATATACTTTTGCGGCGATGGAGGAAGCCCACGCTCATAATAGCCCGTCAG